GAAGTCTTTTTCAGAGTTTCCCTAGGCGTGTGCCCACACCGATGCTTTCGTAAAGCTGTTCGGCCCGTTCGAAGTGCTGAATAGCGACAGGCCAGTCCTTGCGATGCAGCGCGATCATTCCCAGCAACTTGTGGTAGCGAGCCGGGATGCGCTCGAACAGCTGCCATTCGCCGTCTACACGGGGCAGCAGGTTGGAAACGTAGGGCTCAGGGCTACGCCTGGCCTTGAATTCCGCCTCAGCCCAATCGATCACCTCGTCTGCAACGAAGGTCGGTATGTCGCGGTTGAAGCGCTCAGGCAGCGCCTGACCCTGGGATATGGCGAAGTCGGCCAGCTCCAGGCCCTGAGTGAACTGCTCGGTGTCGAACAGCCAGATCAGGACGTACACCAGTACCAAGTTCTGGAAATTCAATTCCGAATCGCGGTACCGCTGTACGTAATCCAGGTACTTGGGCAACAGCTCATTACGCTTAAGCAACTGGCGCTGCTCGCGACTGTTGATCGCGCTGATCCGCTCCAGATCGCCCGCCAACGCGTCCTCCATAAGCTTCAGATGCTTTCGTGCATTGGCAGGACTGGACAGCGCGGTGTCAGCCGAATAAGCCATCTGTGCACCGGCGGCGGCAGCCGCTGGGCCTTCTGCGATCAAGCGGCGTTTGTGCGCCAGTGCCAGGCTCATGCTTTCACCAATTCGACGTTTTCAGTCATGGCGAACTTTTCCAGCTGCTCGATCACATAGCCTTCGTTACGGCTGTTGTAATCCTCGACGCGGGAGCGCTTCGGGTTATCAACGGTCTGCTTGCGCCAGCTGGAGTCCTGGAAGTAGATCGACAGGTTATCGAAGCTGGTGACTACCACGGTGTTGACCGGGAAGAACGGCACGCTGAAGCTCGGCAGACCGCCGTAGGTCGCGATGACCTGAGCGTCTTCGATGCGTTCTTTCTCGGTTGGCAGGTCGCCTTGCTTGGCATACAGCTTGGCCTTGTCGGCGGCCAGCAGGTCACTGCCGATGATTGCGATCAGGTCTCCGCCATCGCGAACGCGCTCGTCGACCATCTGTTTGGTGTCATGCACCAGGGCGTCGAGGTTGGCATAGTCGCCGCCTTCACCCAGCGTCACCTTTCCAGCGACCTTGCCTTCCTTGAGAACCTGCTCAGGGATCTGCTCGCGAGCGATCTGCAACCAGCCCTTGTTCACGTCCTGCAGCATCGGGAATTCGGTGATGCTGGTCTGCGGTGCGGCTTTGAGGCCATGGAAGCCGATCATCAGACGGTCGAGTGCGATCTGCTTTTGCACCGCGGCGGAGTAGCGCTGCTGAAAGTCGGGGAACTTGGCCCAGGCGTCGATTTTCGCGTAAGGCAGGCTGACGTCGGACTCGGTGGAAAACAGCTCGTAGATGCTGTCATCAAGCGCCGATGCGTCCTTGGCTTCGCGATCGGTAGTCTTGGTGTTCGTGCGACCGGTCACAGGACCCGACACACCTAGGAACACCTTTTGACCCTTGATCTCGGTCACGCCGATGACGTTGATGCGCTGCAGGAAATCGGACTTGTGGGTGATCGCCTCGTTAAGTTCCTGGGCAATCGAGGGCTCGACGCTGAACGTCTTGCTGGCCAGCTCGACGCCATAGGATTCAGCCAGGGCGACCTGCAGGGCCGCGAACATTTTCGCGCCGTATGCGCTCAGTGACTGGGCCATGTCAGAGTACCCGCTTCGGTTTAGGGTCAGCGGCACCGGTGGTGCGTGACAGGTGACGGCCTTCCGGCTTATCCAGCAAGGCGCTGAACCGGGCTTCCAGTTTGGCCAAACCAGCGAGAACGGCAGCGTTGGCAGAGCCTTCTCGGCTCAGCTGCTTTTCGCCCTCTGCTGTGGCGACAATGTCATCGACTGCCGTCTGTACGTCGTCGATCGGAGCCTGATCAGGTGCCGGCGGAGCTTCCGCGAAACTGTCAATCAGCGATTGAATGCCGGCGGCAACGATCAGTTGCTGTTCGATTAAGGCCTGCAGCGCTTTGGCTGTAGCTTCATCCATTGGGGGTTTGCTCTCGGTAGGGGTTTGCGGGGTCGTTTCGGCTGGCACCTCTTCAATGCCAAAGCGCTTGAACAGGCCGGTGAACATGCTGAATAGCTTGGCCACCTCGCCCTGCGGTTCATCTTCACCGATCGTCCCCAACGGGACGGCCGCCGCGTAATGCACGCGCTTGCCGGGATTGCCGGGATTGCGGGAGAAGTAGAGTTCCTGAGTACCCAGGCTCGCCGGCTCGTCGGTGACGGCCAGGCCGGTCAGGTACGCCCTGCCGGTGCCAGCGAAGTCGGGCATGATCTCGATGCTGGTGAAGAGCTTTTCGCCTTGGTCGTTGAGCCACAACAGCTTTTGGTTGGGCTTCAACTGCGCTTCCAGCGCGACTTGGCCGGGTGCCAGACCCTCGACGTCCTCAATCAGGCGCACGGCAAACACGGTGCCGTAGGAACCTGGCCAGCGGTCATGTTCGGACCAGATGGTGGCCGTGTAAGTAGTAGTGCTGTACGTCTCGGCGATGTCGCGCAGTTCCTGGGGCGTAATGACGCGACCATCTACGGTAGGACCGCTGGTGGCGACGCGTTTCCAGAAGCTGACAAGGGAACGGGGCATGGGAAGAACTGCGCTCATCGGTAAGTTGAGGCCCCAAGATAGGGAGCCGCAACGCCTCCAACAAACGGTTTACTTCCGCGCTTCTCCTATATTCGATTTATAGGAGAAACACGGATTTTAACTGCACGTTTTCCACGTTTTCGCCGCATAGACTGCGGCCCATGTATTACTCAACCGAAGTCAAAGAAGCCGCCAAACGCTTGTTTCTACGCCGCCACAAGGCCAAGGAAATTCAGGCGCAGTTGAACCTGCCCAACATCCGGATCGTGTACCACTGGATCCGCGTGGGTGGCTGGGAAGACATGCTGACGGATGAAGAACCGCTGACCGCCGTCAGCCGGCGTATCACCTTGCTTCTGGAGAAATCCGACTCGTTGACCAAGGGCGAGCTGGACGAACTGGACCGGTTGACGACCGTTCGCGAACGCCTGGTTAAGCAGTGTGTAAAGCCGGTGGTCGCTCCTGTCCGTGATGACCAGGACGACGATGGCCATCGCCGCGATGATCAACGCGGCAAGCGTCAGGAGCGTGGAAAGCGCGACGGCAAGAAGCGGGAAAAGAAGGTCAAGAACGACGTCAGCGAGCTGCGCGAAGTGGACTTTCTCGACAAGTTCATCAGCAAAATGTACGGCTACCAGAAAGAGCTGTTCGCTGCAAAACAGAACCCGCTGACCGCCAGGATCCGGAACATCCTCAAAAGCCGCCAGGTGGGCCTGACCTACTACTTTGCCGGCGAAGCCTTCATGGACGCGGTGCTGACTGGCGATAACCAAGTGTTCCTGTCGGCAAGCCGCGCACAGTCCGAGATTTTCCGTAGCTACATCATCGCCTTTGCGCAGTCTTGGTTTGGCCTGGAGCTGACCGGCAACCCGATCGTACTCAGCAAAGACGGCAAGCCCTGGGCCGAGCTGCGCTTTCTCAGCACCAACAGCAGCACCGCACAGGGCCACCACGGCCATGTGTACGTCGATGAGTATTTCTGGATACGCGACTTCGAGAAACTGAACACCGTGGCCAGCGCCATGGCGACCCATAAGAAGTGGCGCAAAACCTACTTCTCCACACCCAGCGCTGTATCGCACCAGGCGTATCCGTTCTGGCAGGGCGAGAAATTCCGCAACAGCAAACGCAAGGCGGCCAAAGATCCCTGGCCGAGCGACAAACAGATCTCTGCCGGCGCACTGTGTCCGGACGGTCAGTGGCGCAAGGTGATCACCATCCTGGACGCCATCGCCGGCGGCTGCGATCTGTTCGACCTCGAGCAACTGCAGCTGGAGTACGACGAGGACAAGTTCCAGCAGTTGTTCATGTGCAAATTCATCGACAGCAGCCAAAGCGCGTTTTCCCTTGCCGATCTTGAGCGCTGTTACTCGGACCTGTCGTTGTGGGCCGACTTCGATCCCGACGACCCGCGCCCGTATGGCAACAGCCCGGTCTGGATCGGTTACGACCCGAGCCGGACACGTGACGACGCCACCTGCGTTGTTATCGCACCGCCGCTGGAGAACGGTGGCAAGTTCCGGATCCTGGAGAAGCACAGCTGGCGTGGCCAGTCGTTCAAGTACCAGGCCGAGCAGGTCAAGAAGCTAACGGAGCGCTTCAACGTCCAGCACATCGGTATCGATACGACCGGCATCGGCTACGGCGTCTTCGACCTGGTGCGCGACTTCTACCCGCGTGCGACCTCGATCCATTACAGCCTGGAAACCAAGAACCTATTGGTGCTCAAGGCGCAGGACACCATCCAGGGCAGCCGCATCGAGTGGGACGCCGGCTGGAACGATATCGCCCAGGCCTTCCTGACGATCAAGCGCGGCACGACCGCCAGCGGCCAGGTCACCTACAGCGCGTCCCGCACTGACGCTACCGGCCACGCCGACGTGGCCTGGGCGGTCATGCACGCCCTGCAGTACGAACCCCTCAACACGGACAAAAAGCGGCGCAGTCGCTACGCACTCACTGGATCAAATTCCCATGGCAAGACGCAAAAAACTGAATCAGCAAAAACCGGCACAGGGGTCCATGCGAGCGTTCACGTTCGGCGCGCCGGAATCCGTGCTGACCGACAACATCGCGCAGTACCTGGGCGTGTTCGCCAGCGACGACGGTCGAATCTTCACGCCGCCAGTCTCACGCAGGGGGCTCGCCAAGCTGCTCAAAGCCAACGCACACCACGGCGCGATACCGGGATTCAAACGCAATTTGCTGCTGCGTGAATTTATCCCTTCATCCGGCCTGTCAGTGGCTGATATGAGCCGGGCGGCGCTGGACTTCATGGTGTTTGGTGAAGCGTATTTCTACCGGGTACCCAACCTGATCGGCCAGACCCTGGAACTGCGGCACCTGCCCGCCATAAACATGCGTGTGAAGGTCGACGGTGGGTTCATCCAGTTGGAACAAAGCGGTAAGGAAACCGAGTTTGACGCCGACGAGATCGAGCACGTCCTCAACTACGACGTAGAGCAGAACATTTATGGCGTGCCTGAGTACCTGGGCGGCCTGCAGGCGCTGCTGCTCAACGAAGCCGCGACGCTGTTTCGCCGGCGCTACTACAGCAACGGCGCGCACGCGGGATACATCTTCTACACCAACGACCCGAACCTGACCGAGGAGGACGAAGAGGAGTTGCGTGCCCAGATCACGGCCAGCAAAGGCGTGGGCAACTTCCGATCGATGTTCGTCAACATTCCAGGCGGTTCCGAGAAGGCTATTCAGATCATCCCGGTGGGCGACTTCCAGGCCAAGGACGAACTGGAGAAGGTGAAGAACATCACGCGCAATGACGTGATCGCGGCTTGGCGCATGAACCCGGCTTTGGCCGGAATCATCCCGGAGAACAATGGGGGATTTGGCGACATCGAGAAGATCGATCGCGTTTACACAAGCAATGAGATCAGGCCGATCTGTCAGCTGTTCGACCAAGCCAATGCAACGTTGCGCGAAGACCGGCGGTTCTCGTGGCAGTTGGTGCCGGTGACACCTGCAACGGCTTGATATTACCGAAACCACAGATAATGCCACTATGAGTATGGCAAAATACTAGCGAGAAGATGGCCCTGGGGAGGGAGCATGAGAATTTATTGCACAACGTGTGGCCACAAGGGACGCATCAGCTCTCGGGAGGAGGTGACTAGGGCTTATGTGAAGTTGTACTGCCAGTGCCTTGATGCGAAATGTGGACACACATGGGTGGCCAACTTGATGTTTTCACACACGCTGAGGCCGTCTGCACAGCAGCTGGATGTGCTGTTGTTTGACCGGTTACGTGATTTGACACCGGATAAACAGAAGGAATTGTTTGAGCAGTTGGGAAGACAGGCGGTCGCGTAACGCAGACCGCTTGTCTTAGATTGGCGGTACGTAAATCAGGCTTATTCCGCTTCTGGATGCAGGGCGAGCACGTCCACCAAACGCAACACCTGTTGTTTCTCTTGGTGTGTGATCTCACGAAAGCGCTGAATCAATCGTTTTTCACTTTGGCACAGCGAAGGTTGCGAGTTCTCTTTCCGATCACGGACTTGACGTGAAACAACTGCCATTTCCAACATGCCTAGGGAGACGCTGAACAATTAAC